TATGACGGTATCATAGCGGACGGAGCCATCCGTTCCGGAAAAACAGTTGCCATGTCCTTGGCATTCGTATTCTGGGCCATGGAATCGTTTGACGGCCAGAACTTAATCATGGCTGGCAAGACAATCAGTTCCTTCCAGCGTAATGTACTGACTAATCTTAAGACCATGCTGCGGAGCCGGGGATACAGATGCATACACCATTTGTCGGGTGAATTTAATAATATGCTGGAAGTCACCCGAAACGGGGTCACGAACTACTTTTATATTTTTGGAGGGAAAGACGAAGGCTCACAGGATTTGGTTCAAGGAATTACTGCGGCCGGTGCCTTTTTCGATGAGGTGGCCTTGATGCCTGAGTCCTTTGTCAACCAGGCCACAGGCCGGTGTTCGGTGACCGGAAGTAAATTCTGGTTTAACTGTAATCCATCCGGGCCGATGCATTGGTTTAAGGTTGGATGGATTGACAGGGCAATTGGATTCATCGGGAAATGGAAAGCAGTGGAGCTGCAGCAAAAGGGACAGGAAGTTAAGCGGCTTCTATACCTTCATTTTACCATGGATGATAACCTATCCCTGGATGAGGAGATAAAGAAGAGATACCGGAGCATGTACACCGGCGTGTTTTTCCTGCGATATATAAAAGGACTCTGGGCGGTTGCCGAGGGACTGATATATACCATGTTCACAACGGCCAACCTATACAGTGACGAAACCCGTCCCAAAGGGCTGGAATATCTCAGCGTCCGCACAATTGCACTGGACTATGGGACCACTAACCCCTGTGTATATCTGGACATCTATGACGATGGAGACATCATCTGGGTGGACCGTGAATACCGATGGGACAGCCGTGTGGAGAAGGTCCAGAAAACGGACAGTCAATATGGTGATGATATGGTCGATTTCATGGGTAATAATCCTGATTTGATGGCTGATATCATAGCGGACCCATCAGCGGCCAGCTTTATCACAGAGTTACGCGGGCGGGGATATGTCGTGAAACCGGCTGAGAACGATGTGGAGGACGGTATCAGAGCGGTATCATCCATGTTTTACCGGGGGAAGATACGGGTGCATGAGCGGTGCACTGGCCTGATTACAGAGCTGCGGTCTTATGTCTGGGATGACAAGGCCAGGGAACGTGGTGAGGAGAAGCCGGTGAAGCAACTGGACCATGGGCCGGATGCCCTACGGTATTACATATTTACGAAGTTACCAGAATGGAGGATAGGAATACAATGATGGAATACATAATTTACAAATGGTTAGAAGCACAGGGAATTCCATTGTGGGTGTATCCGGTGACGGTTATAGCTGCTGGAATTGTGGGCGGAGTAATAAAATGTATTATTCACATTAGAAAGGAGAAATAATTCATGTCAAAACGCAGGAACACCCGTCATGTGCGGGCAGACACGAAGCAGGAGCCCGTCACCATGATGGACGCCTTTTCTAATCCAATAGCGCGGCTGGGGTATGGCACACAGGACCTTCTGCAGGCCACTCAGTACCCACTAACCCGCACAACCCAGAATTACCAGATGCTGACCAGCCTGTACCGGGAGAATTGGATTGTACAAAATATTATTGAGACGATACCGGGCGACATGGTACGGAAGTGGTATACGCTAAAATGTAATGTTGCTCCGGAATATGTGGACGCCCTGCAGCGTTTGGAACGGAAGGTGCACCTTAGAAAGTCGTTACTGGAAGGGATGTACTGGGGGCGTTTGTACGGAGGGGCCGCTGGTATCATCATGGTACGGGGGCAGGATGACCTGACACAGCCGTTGGACTATGACCTGATACTTCCAGGGTGTTTCCTTGGTTTGATGATTTTAGACCGTTGGAGTGGAATCTATCCAGAGATGGGGCAGGTGACGGACCCGTCAGATCCGGACTTTGAGCTCCCGGAGTACTACACCATCCGGGACGAGGAAAGCGGAACTTTGATATCTAAAGTCCATCACAGCCGGATATTGCGGTTCACCGGGCGGGAGCTCCCATACAACGAAAAAATCATGGAGACATATTGGGGAGAGTCAGAGATTGAAGCCATATACAGCGAACTGGTAAAACGCGATAATGTGTCGGGAAACATCGCCTCTCTAACCTTCCGGGCAAACGTGAACTATCTGGAGACAGATTCTCTGGACCAGATGCTGGCCGTGAATAATACGGAGGCACAGCGCCGATTTTGGCAGACGCTACAGACCCAGAGCGTGATAGAGAGCAACTTTGGCACCCGGCTGGTTAATAAAGGTGATGTAATGCATAACACCCAGTATACATTCACCGGTTTGGCAGATGTTTATGACCGAGTGATGATGGATGTGTCAGGTGCGGCCAAGACGCCGGTCACTAAATTGTTTGGACGCTCTCCGGCTGGCATGAACGCGACTGGCGAAAGCGATATGAACAACTATTATGATTATATAGATGGCCTACGCGAAAACCAGCTGCGCCCTCTCCTGGAGCGCCTGTTGCCAATCATGGCCCTGTCAGCCTGGGGGACAGTCCCCGATGACCTGGACATTGACTTTCCACCACTCCAGACTCCGAATTCCAGTGAGATTGCGGATATTGTAGAGAAAAAGACACAAGCAATATTGGCCGCGTTTCAGAGTGACCTGATAGATGCTGCCACATCCCTGAAAGAACTTAAGACGCTATCAGATGAAACGAGTATGTATAATTCCATTTCTGACGAGGCAATAAAGCTGTCAAAGGGAAAGACATATTCGGATTATAAAGCAATGCAGGACCCCATGGCAGGTCTATTCATGAACCCATCCAAAACTGAGGAGGTGTGATACCAATGTTGATCAGACCCCCAGAGGGAAAGGACCTCACAGCATTCCTACGTATGCTTTTTCTTCGGACCGAAAAACGTTTGTTATCCGAAATAAGTCGGAAGCGGACGCAGGGATATGTTGACTATGCAGAGGTGGCCGCTCTAAAGCGGACACAAGCAATATTACAGGAAATGGTGGACGAAAGCTGGAACTATGTACCATCCATGATAGAGACTATTTTTTATCGTTCGGAGGCGGCCGCCAATGGATATGCCAATGCTGTCGGCCTTACGGCTGTACAATATGATATTGTGAGTCAGCTGTCAAACAACCTGCTGGGAGATATTCTGGAGGCTTCCACAACCGCCCAGAAAAGCATAGAGACAGTTTTTCTTGTGGGCCGAAAAGAAAATGGGACGCTGAGAGAGACGGCCTTAATGTCGGTTTTAGAGCAGGAATCTGCCGGATATGGGCCGGGTAAGGCGGCCGTGGGTATGGCAAATGATTTGCAGGTAAATGGAGTAACGGCTTTTATTGATAAGGCCGGCCGCAAGTGGAACCTGCAAGATTATTGTAACATGGCCACCAGGGCAACGGCCAGGCAGGCTGAGGTGGCAGCCATATTGACGGCGGACCCGGAGTACGACCTATATAAGATAGTTAAAATAGGGAGTACCTGTCCGGTGTGTGCCCCATTAGAGGGGAGGGTATATAGCCGTTCTGGTACCAATCCGGATTATCCATCACTGGCAAGGGCGTTTGGAAAGATTGACCCTGCGGGCGGCGATGACCTGAGCAATACATATCTTAACATCCACCCCAATTGTCTGCACTCACTGGTCAAATACACGACCATGGGAAAAACAGAAAAGCAGATACAGAGGGACAAGGATTTTTCCAGCTTTGTAAAGAACCCGGTTACAGTGGATCCAAGAACCAAGAAGCAAGTGGAGGCTTATAAGGAAAAGGTGCGGAATCGGCAGCGGCTGTTGCGTGATTATAAGCAACATAAGGCATACCGGCAGGCCCTGGGAAAGGAGGTTCCCCAAGACTTCACAAAATTCCGGGAATTAAAATACGGAAATGAGGAAAAGTGGAAACAGATTAAGGCACAATACCGGAAAAGCGGCACCTAATAGGGGTGTAATATTTTAAAATAAACAGTTGCGATATCGCAATGGAAAGGAATCGGATATATGCTTGCGTATTATGGCTATACGATAAGCCCCAACCAAATGGAAACGGTTGAGGGCTTTTTGATTTGCCGCAATGTACCCATAGCCCGGACGGGTGAAATGGAATACCTGGAATGCGAATTAAAGCCGGATGGAAGCAGCTCAAAGATGGTGACGGTTTGCCGGTCTCCAGATGAGGTGTTTTCGGAGGCGGCGTTATCAAGTTTTGAAGGGAAGCCGGTCACGGATGAACACCCACCTGAGCTCCTTACTCCGGATAACTGTATCCAGTATGCCAGAGGACACGCCCAGAACATCCGGAAGGGTACCGGCGAATGGGAGGGCCATGTGATTGCGGACCTGCACATCCAGGACGACGAATTAATCCGGGCGGTGCAGGGAGGCAAGCGGGAAATTAGCTGCGGATATGAGTGCATCTATACGGAAAATGAGGACGGGACCTATTCACAGCATGATATCCGGGGGAACCATATAGCCGTGGTGACACGGGGAAGGGCCGGTAAACATGTTGCGATTTTAGATTCAAAAAAAAAGGTAGAGGCCGCAAAACGGCCGGAAAGGAATGGGAAGATGAAGAAGAACAGTTTATTTTTCAAATGGTTCGCCCAAGCGGCCAAAGATGCATCACCAGAGGAGCTGGAGACGATGGCGGCAGATGCGGCAGCGGCGATGGATGAGGGGGCACCTCAGGAACCTTCTGGAGGAGGGGCGGCTCCCGCATCAGTGCAGCCACCAAAGGAAGGTGCACAGGATTCGACCAGCCTTGACCAGAAAATGGACATGCTGATGGATATGATAAAAGGACTTGCAGAAGGCAAGGGCGGCGACCCCATTGAGAAACCAGCCGAAAATCCGTTGGACAATCTGGTAAAAGAACTGACCGGAGAAGATGCGGAACCGTTAGAACCAACAGCTGAGGCGAAAGTGGTTCCGGCAGAAGAACTGGATAAATCAGCATGTGCCGTTGACAAGGCCGTCATGGCAGCGGTTGTGAAACAGCTCCGCCCTGTGATTGCAGGAATCAAGGATGACGCTACCAGAAAAACAGTCACGGATTCCCTGGTGTCCTGTTTGACGGATAAGGACAAGGTAAGCGACATTGCTAAAATTGTCCAGACTACCCAGAAGAATGCGGCCAAGCTGGCCGACCAGAAACCACAGATGAACCTGGATGCCTGCCAGGCAGCCTATGACGCCATGAATCCACACAAACAGAATGGAGGTACGAAGTAATGAAGGGACAGGTTATCGGAAAGAACATGACACATGGATATGCCGGTGATTATGCGAGGCAGCCAGATATGATAGTAGACACCCATCCGCTAGGAGGAAGTGATGCGGTAGTATTTGGAACTCCTCTGGTTTATGACAATAACGAGAATGTCGTCGCATTTGGGGCTTCCGGGACCGCGGCTGACTTTGTGGGGGTTGCTTCCCGCGAGTTTAAAAGTGCAACATCGTTCCTGGCTCAGTCAGCGGGAGAATACCGTCCTAATGAGGCGGTCAGTGTGTTTAAACGTGGCTGTATTAATGTGCTGTGCAACGTAGGAACGCCCAAATTAGGCGGAAAGGTATATATTCGTACCGTAAAAAATGAATCAATTCCCACGGGGGTTGTAGGCGGTTTTGAGGCGTCCGAAGATACTGGTAAAACAGTAGAGCTTTTGAACTGTGAGTGGCACGGTGGAAAAGATGCAAACAACATAGCAGAAATCAGGATTATGTCCTGTAATAGAGCATAAGGAGGAAAACGGATATGAAGTTTCAGAACATGGGTACATTTGATGGTGGTATGGTTACATCCCCATCTGCAAAGGCAGCAATGCCGCAGAATATCCAGGCAGTGTCCATGGATGCCGCGGCCATTGCCAATGGAGGCGCGTTCTTGCAGTCGGAGCTTGAAAAGAGGGACAATACAGTCAGGCAACCGCTTACCAGTTTTACATACGGCCGGGATATTCCGATGCGTGTCGGCGGCGGATGGGCTGAATTTATTAGCGCCATGAATGTTGAATATGGCGTGACTGGCGGCAGCGAGGACGGTCTGGTGCATGCAGGCGGGGCCAACGGTATTCCTATGGTGCAGGCTAATTTTGACAAGGGATTATTCAAAACCCATATCTTTTCTATCGGAATGAGGATTATGTGGGTGGATATGCAGCGCGAGAAGCTGACCGGACGTAGCCTGGAGAGTATCTTGCGTGATGGTATCCGAATGGCCTATGACAAACATATGGATGCCAATGTATATGCGGGTATCAAACGATTTGGATCCACGGGACTTATTAATAATCCTGCGGTCACTACAGCAAATGCAGCAGCAACCGGCGCGAACAGCTCCACAAAATTCAGGGATAAAACACCCGACCAGATACTTAGGGACATCAATGAGTCTATTTTGGCCGTGTGGGAAACAGCAGAATACGACCGTGAAGCGGTTCCAAACCATATTATTATGCCCTATGAGCAGTACAATTATCTGGCAACAACTAAAGTGACAGAGTTAGCCGAAAAGACGATTTTACAGTTTTTGATGGACAACAATGTGGCAAAGACCAATGGAAGTGACCTGTATATTGGGGGATGCTCTTGGTGTAAGGGGGCCGGCACAGGAGGCAATGACCGCATGGTTGTATATATCAATAAGGAACGATATGTGGCGGCCGATGAATTGGCACCATTAAGCCGTGTCATGACACAGCCGAACACCACCAATGTGTGCTATGACACCGCATACATGGCAAATATCTCTGAGGTACAGATGTATTACGAGAACATTATGCGTTATGTGGACGGAATATAAGGGAGGAAAATGGCATGTTCATCAATAGCAAGAAGCGTTTTGAAATTCGCGAGGGAAACCAGAGACTGGTTATCCCCTACAATTTTATCGGTAACATCCCTGATTGGGCCGCAAGGCACTGGCTGGTACAGGCAGCCATTCAGGATGGATCCATTTCCACGCCGGATAGCACAAAGGATAGTGCCCTGGAAGCGGCAGACACAGCTGCAAGGGAGAAAGCCGAAGAATATGATATGCGGCCGAAAGAAGAGCCCGAAGCAGCAGAAGAGCCCGAAAAGCGGCCAGAAAGAAAAAGCAAGGATAAATCATAAGGAGGTACCGGCATGGATGGGTTGCAATTTAATGGAGTGATAGCCGCGGCGGCCAATGTACCGTCATCCGGTGAGGCCGGCACTTATACTGCGGAAATGTTCCTGGAGGATTTTCCGCAATTTTCCAGGTCCGGAACGGATTCAAGGGTATCCCTGGTACCGGAAGGAATTCTTGGAATTTTTATAAGGAACGCAAATCAATCTATCCTTCCAAGCCGTTACTTTGAATCGTGGAGGTACGCGGCCGGGCTGTATGTGGCGCATTTTAGCACCCTGTATTTAAAAACCTATTCAGATGGGTCTGTCACAACAGTTCAGGCAGCGGGAAGAGGGCAACAGACAGGGCTTATCAGCGAGGCGTCCATGGGTGACACATCCATAAAGTACGACAATGAGGCCGTGACATTAGCCATGGCCAGGTGGGGGAGCTGGAACGCGACCCAGTACGGGCAGCAGCTTATTTCCATGGCGCGTATGATTGGGATGGGAGGTATGTATGTTATTTGAGGACAACCCTGTTTTTATTGGATTCTATACGGATTCCATGGAAATTTATCGGAATGTGGATAAGTCCGATGGAAATGTGGATAAATCAAAACGCGAACGGATAGGAGGTGTAATCCCCTGTCGGGTTTACAGTGCAAAAAGAGGCGGCCCAAGGATGGGAAACGCGGCAGCAACGACCAGTTCCGTGGATAAGGTATCGTGTGATTTGTCCGTGGATATAAAGGCGGGTGATGAATTGCATATTACCCGTGGCGGTATGTTGGGTATGAATAATGAGCCGGAACGATATTTTGCTGACCGACCGCATCCATATTTTGACCCGGTGGGTGGTGCCTTGTCTGGATTGGAACATCAGGAAATAGCCCTACTTACGGACGAAATTATTTAAAAGGAGGCCGATTTGTATGTCGTTTGGACAAGCAACCAGGAAACGGTTTCAACAACTTCGGATGATGGGGCAGAATGTACCCAAAATTATGGCAGAAGTGTCTGAGGGAGCAACGATTGCTGCTGTAGAGAAGGCCACAGAACTGACACCACCAAATGGTGGAGCTCCCATCTCCGGAACAGGGACAAGGACTGGAGAGCTGGCAGAGCATTGGTCCACGGACAGCACTACTAAGCCGGTAATGACGTCAGGGAGTGCGAGAACGGTATTGGCAAATAATGTGCAATATGCATCCTATGTCGACGAAGGCCATGTAATGGATGAACATTTCGTTCCTGGCCTCATTATTAATGGAAATATGTTGGAAAAAGTGTCCCCGGAAAAAGGAGGCATAACAGTAGGAACAAAGACTAAATATGTGAAAGGCCGGTATATGAGAAAGGCTGCTGTTGGCAAGTTCCGGAGAGTTGTGCGTACAGAATTGGATAGGCGGATAAGGGAGAACTTTAAATGACATTTACACTTAATGATATGGTCAACTCAGTGGCCGGTGTCCTTAAAGAACGATGGCCCGATGTAAAAGTATACAATAACCCAAAACAAGGTGGCGCCACGCTTCCTTGTTTTTTTGTGTTTTTCATGCCAACTGAAATGTATGATGAAATGGACCGACGCTCCAGGAGGGAGATTGGAATTGATGTGGTGTATCTGGTAAAAAAGAATATCCCGGATGCTTTTGACCAATTAACCGAAGTCGCAGAGTGCCTGGACGAATGTTTTGATTCTATAAAGTATAAACAGGATGGAGAAACCGCATTTATCAGGACATTTGAACGGGAATGGAAGATTGATGAAGGTAAGTTGCATTACCAGTTTGTAATAAAACCCATAGTATCCCAGCCGGATTCTACACCTGCTATTGAAACCATGGATTATAAAGGAGGGATAAAGCGTGCCGAGGACAATGAAAGAAAACAGTTCCAGGTCACGGACGGCCCCCGAAGAAATAAAGTATAAGACGGAAGTTCTTCTGAAAAGTAAGGCTTTATCCGGGTATCAGACGGATTTTTCGAGGGCCTTGCTCACTCAGAATGAGTATTCTATTAAAGAGGCCAGGGCCGTATTAGATAAGTTTTATGGAAAGGAAGGTAAAAAGTAATGGCAGGAGGAACCTGGACAAGCCAGAATAAGAAACAGCCCGGTGTCTATATCAACGTCAAGTCAAGCAGGAAGCAGGCTGTCAACGTTGGTGATAGAGGTGTAGTGGCTATATGCGAACCGCTGTCATGGGGACCAGAGGAAACGCTCATGATAGTCAATTTAGGAGACAGCTATGTCCCATATATCGGATATGACGAGACAAATGCAAAGTCTCTGTTTTTAAGAGAGATTTTTAAAGGCAGTGACCATACTACAGGCCCGGTTAAGGTGCTGTTGTACCGGCCTGGTGCAGTAGATGCCAAAAAAGCCAGTATAAACATTGCGCCATTGACAGCAAAAGCAAAATACAACGGTGTAAGAGGCAATGATATTTCTGTTGCTATCATTGCCGATCCGGACCAGGAGGGAAGCTTTACCGTGCAAACGGTCGTGGATGGCGCGGTCAAGGATAGACAGATGGCCAAGAAAGTGGAGGACCTGCAGGAGAATGATTGGGTATCCTTTTCGGGCACTGGTACACTGGCTGCAAGTGCAGGCGCGGCGCTGACTGGTGGAAGTGACGGAACTGTCAATGCATCGGCCTATTCATCGTTTCTGACGGTTTTGGAGTCCTATGATTTTAATATACTGATTTATGATGGCGCTGACAGTTCTGTAAAGACGGCTTATGTATCATTTATTAAACGAATGAGGGAACGTGGAAAGAGATGTCAGGCAGTGATGGCTGAAACGGAAAATGATTATGATGGAATTATATCTGTCAAGAATGGAGTCATTCTTACCGATGGCACAAAGATATCCGCACAGCAGGCGACATGGTGGGTAGGAGGAGCAGAGGCCGGCGCCACTTACAATGAGTCCTTGGTGTATGCGCAATATCCGGATGCGATAGATGTCCTGCCTCGTCTTACCAATGCACAAATTGATGAAGCATTATCAGCTGGACAAATACTCTTTTTTGAGGAATTCGGGAATGTAAAGGTGATGTCAGATATCAATACACTGGTTTCCTATACCCCGGAAAAGGGAGAAGAATTCAGCTTAAACCAGGTTATACGAACATTGGATACAATAGCAAACGATGTATACAAAAACTTTGCCATGAACTACATAGGGAAAGTCCGGAACAACGAGAATGGCCGGGAATTGCTTAAGGCCTGGATTGTAGGGTATCTCAATGAGATTCAGGACAATGGCGGAATACAGAACTTCGAGGCCGATGATGTAATGGTATCTGCTGGAAATGCCATCAATGCGGTGGTAATAACCATTGCAATTCAACCTGTAGCAGCGGTTGAAAAGATTTATGTCACTATCAACTTAGTTGACGAATAAGGGGGTATATTATGTTTTTACTTGAACAGGATGCTCTTAACGGCAAGGCTGGGAAGGCATTCGCAATCATAAATAATCGAAACGTAGAGGTGTTTGGCCTTAAGAAATTCCAGTCAGAAGCAGAATTTCAAAAGGCCGATTTTCCAGTGGTGGGGACCAATGTAACCCAGGAAAAAATTAAAGGTGTTAAAATGACCGGTTCAGCAACCGTTTATTATGGCACCCCAATATTCCTTGATATGTTACGGGAATATCTCAAAACCGGCAAGCTCCCATCATTTGTTTTCCAGATTACAAACGATGATAAAGGGACCACGGTAGGTAAACAGGTGGTTGCCCTGTATAATGTCAAACTCAATAAAGTACCCATTGCTTTATTGGACGATAGTGCGGACTATTTGACCGCTGAAATATCGTTTAGTTATACAGGCATAGAAGTATTGACCGCATTTAATGAGAGGCCATTGCAACTCGGTGGTGAATAAGTAAAGGAGATAGAATCATGAGTAAATTAAAAGCATTTTTGCAGCCTTCTGTATCAGGAAAGACAAAAGAGGTTGTGGTATCTGACCGTTTTGTTGATGAAGATGGGACGATTCAGCCATTTGTTATCCAGGCGATTAGCCAGGAAAAAAATGCGGAACTTTCTGAGAATTCACAAAATCAAAAAATGGTGGATGGTATTCCTATGCCTGTGCTGGATAATGGACTTTACACCAAGAGGCTCATGCTGGAATGTGTAAAAGAACCAGACTTAAATGACTCTGAGCTGTGCAAGTACTATGGAGTTATTGACCCGCTGGAAGTGCTCGGAAAAATGTTAAGCATTGGTGAGTATCAGAAGTTGTCAGCCGAAATCATGAGTATTAATGGACTTAAGACGAAAAAGGAGAAGCTTGAGGAGGCAAAAAACTCTTAGAGGGAAACGACATGGATACACAGCTGTCGTATTACATGTTCGTGAACCATGGACGTTTCCCACATGAAATAGCAGAGCTGACAGAAGATGAAAAGCTGCTTTTATTTTCTATGGCTTTAAAAGAGATAGGCAATCGCCCGACTTAAGGAGGGAACTATGGGAGAGATACGAGAAGAACTAATTTTATCGGACCAATTCAGTGCATCCTTTTCCAGGTTCCTTACCTTGGGGAATAGCATGATTAGTCAAATGGCAGATATTAATACATCCATCCATGAAATAGGGGATGCATCAAGGTATGTATCGGTACAGGGAATGAATGAATTGAATGATACCTTGAAACAAATTGTGTCCAATACCTCCAGAGCCGCCCAGGAGCAGCAGGAACATAACCAAAAAATCCAACAGGCAAATCAGTCAGCCGGCCAGCTGCTGTCTACAGTTAAGCGTGTGGTCGCGGTTGCTGCCGGTTTTACTATGGGTAAAGAAATATTAGGTCTATCCGATGAAATAACCCAGACATCGGCCAGGTTGAATCTAATGAACGACGGATTGCAGGATACAGACCAGCTCCAGCAGATGATTTACCAATCAGCCCAACGTGCCAGGACAGATTACATGGCTACGGCGGATGTAGTGGCAAAGCTGGGACAGAGAGCGGGGGATGCGTTTGACAGCAGCGGAGAGGTTGTACAATTTGCAGAGAACTTAAACAAGCAGTTCGTCATTGCAGGAGCCAGTCAACAAGAGATTGCATCTGCTTCCCTACAACTTACCCAGGCGCTGGGTTCCGGTGTCCTCCGTGGCGAGGAGTTGAACGCCGTATTTGAGGCGGCACCTAATGTTATTCAGACGATTGCGGATTATTTAGATGTTCCTATCGGAAAAATTAGAGAGATGGCTTCCGATGGTCAGATAACCGCAGATGTTGTCAAAAATGCTATGCTTGGGGCTACTGAAACCATCAATGAGCAGTTTGACGATATGCCAATGACATGGGGACAAGCATGGACACTTATGAAAAATGCGGCCGTTAATTCGATGGATGAAGTGTTGGATAAAATCAACGACATCCTACAAGACGAAAGCGCAGAGTCAGTTATAAATGGTGTGATTGGGAGTTTTGAAATCCTGGCAGATGTTGCGTCCATGGCGGTTGACGGGTTGGCAAATGGAGCTGAATTCGTAGCCGAGAATTGGGATTATGTATATCCAATACTGATAGGAGTTGGGGCTGCTTTCTTATTCATGGGGGCACAAGCTGCTGCATCAGGACTGGCAGCAGCGGCGGCATGGGCAATTGCTCATTGGCCAATTGTGGCAGTGGGGGCAGCAGTTGGGGCCACTATCTTCATACTCCGACAGGCAGGTGTGTCCTGGGAACAAATGGGAGCAGTTGCAGGTGGTGTGATGGGTGGACTCTATTCATATGTTTATACAGTTGTTGCATATTGGTGGAATCTATTTGCTACATTTGCCGAATTTTTTGCTAATGTCTTTAATGACCCTGCGGCAGCTATTGCTCATTTGATGTTTGACCTATTCGACAATGTGCTTTCTACAGTCGAAACCGTGGCCAGTGCGATTGACGCATTGTTACATACAGACTATTCTGGCGCAGTCGCTGGGTTTAGAAATCAATTGAGTGATTGGGTAGATGATACCTTCGGAGAAAATTCGATCCAGATTAAGAGGATGGCAGCGCTGGATGTAGGTGCAACCATAAAAGGTGGTGCTGATATTGGTGCGGACCTGGGTAAGAAGATGGATAACATGAATTTTAATTTGGAGGATATTACAAACAAAATGGGCGGTTTAGGAGGCGCAGGAGGACTTGGAGACATAGGAAATGTCGGAAAAGTTGGAAGTGTTGGAAAAATTGACCAAGATGTGAATATAGCAGACGAGAGCATAAAGCTGCTTCGTGACCTATCTGAGCGTCAATATGTGGCGCTTGTAAATCTTACGGTACCACAGACAAACGCTACCATCCATCAGACGGTAACTGGTGGAGGCGGATCCGATATAGATGCAATGATGCAGGCCCTTAAAAATGAACTGGACCAGCAGAATGCCTCTCACGGAAATCTGGCACTGGGTTAATCCATTGCGATATCGCAACAGGAGGAAGCATGAGAAACAGGTATAAATTTTATGCAGATATTGGGGGAGATACCATTGAATTCCCGGTCAACCCAAAAGAATATACTATCTCTTATCCAACCGACCATAAGACATACAATGTATTGGATATTGGCGAAATCATTGTTCCCAGGATGCCATCACTTATGGAGGTATCCTGGGAATCGTACTTTCCTGGTGACACAAACGACCCACTAATAATGGGGCATGATTGGATGGACCCCGCCGAATATGTGGAGCTGATAACAGAATCCCGCGACAATAAGGAGATATGTGATTTAGTGATAAGCCGCTGGGATGCTTCCGGTGGGAAAATGTTTGATACGAATATCAGCGCGTTAATATCAGACTTCAAGGCCACGGAAAAGGGCGGGGAAGCTGGAGACGTATATTACAAAATCGCATTTAAAGAGTATCGGGATTATGGCCCAATCAAAATTGCCTTACCCCGGCCAGAGGTGCAGGAGCCGGCCACTGTGAATCCCCAGGAGCCAGAACGACCAGTTACAACCCCTGAAATGAGAGTGGGGGCCGCTGTTATTGCGAATGGGACTTATTTCAGCAGTAGCTATGGAGATAAGCCAACCGGGACGGCGAACAACTTGCAGACCACAGTATCGAGGATTATTCCGGACGCCTCCCGTCCGTACCCAATTCTAATAGGCGGGAGCCGCGGATGGATTAAGGCAGACCAGCTGCAGGTGATAGGATGATATATAAGTTTTTGGTATTTAATCCAACTTCCAATACACTTTATGATTACGCACCTATTGTCCAGGAAGTATCTTATACTACGAATCGTATAGGGAGCGCTGGAAAGCTTGAATTTTCCTATATCCAAGACCGGCCTATTAATATGGAGGAAGGGGCAAAGGTGGAGTTTTACGTGGATGGGAAGGGGATTTTTCTTGGTTATGTATTTGCATTAAAACAATCCCGCAATGGGGAAATGTCAGTTACGGCCTACGACCAGATCCGGTATCTTAAATCTAAAGCAAGTTACAGTTTTGCCGGAAAAAAATCGGGGGATATCATCCGGCAGATTGCTATGGATATACAGCTCCAGGTTGGAGTATTGGAGGATACAGGCTATACGATTCCGGTTTATACAAAAGAGGATAAAGAGCGTATCGACATCATTGACTATAGTCTTATGATTACCCAAAACAATACAGGTAAGACGTTCGTATTTTATGATGATTTTGGGAAGCTATGCCTGAGAGAAGCAAAAAACTTAATGTCCAATGTGATGATTGGAAACCGTAGCATAGTGACTGATTATACCTTCAAGTCGGATATTGATTCGGATACATATAACCGGGTGAAGCTGGTACGCCCTAATAAAGATACAGGACAGGCCGATACTTACATTTTCCAGGATTCCGATAATATAAAAAAGTGGGGTATCCTGGAACTGTATGAGAAGGTCGATGAAAACCTTAATGAAGCCCAGATAAATCAGCAGGGAAATATCATGATGGCTTATTATGACCGCGCGCTTAAAAGTATATCAGTTAGTGGTGCGCCTGGGGTTATTGGTCTTAAGGCTGGAGCTATGACTATGTTCAAAATAGCCGATGTCCCAGAACTTAAAAACGGGTATTTTTTGCTCCTGGATAAGGTCAAACATAAATTCAGTAACGATGATCATACCATGGATGTCGATGCCAAAATATTGACTATATAGCAGGGAGGTTTGATATGTCGGAAATTATAGATTCGCTTAGGAGGGTAGTCGAAACCACAGTGGAGGCTATGGATTTGCTGGATTTGGGGTATGCCACAGTCGAGAGTATATCCCCACTGTCTCTATCCATAAAAAAGACAAATCTTAAAGTGACTGAACCGGTAGCCGTAATGAGTGATAATGTCCGGTACCGGTCAGTCAACGTACAAGGGCAGAGGGTAGTTATCAATCCAGGATTATCTGTTGGTGATAAAGTGATTTTTTTAAAGGCCAATGCCGGGCAGAACTATGTTGTAATATCGAAAGTGTAGGTGATATTTATGGGAGCATTACCAGATTCCGCTAATTTCAACATTTATGAAGCTCAAAATACAGAATATCCATCAGAAACATTTTTGGTTAATAAAAGCACTGGTAGGATTGAAAAAATCGGTGGAGGCATGGAGGCCATGGAGCAGGCCATTGATATCATACTGAGTGTGGAACGCTATCGGTATCAAATATTCACGTCTAATTTTGGAAACGAGTTATATAAGCTTATTGGGAAACCTCGCGAATACGTGATTAGCATGACTAAACGGCGTATTCATGAGGCTTTTTCAATGGATAAAAGGATTATTTCCACTGATAATTTTACTTTCGATGAAGATAAAAACGGCACAATTATTAAGTGCGCGTTTGACGTGAAAACTGTATTTGGGACAACAAGGAAGGAGGTGGAAATTTGATTGACTTTAGCAAGAAAACTTATGCAGCAATTCTGGAGGATCAGAAAGCAAGGGTATCGGATAAGATTGATAAAAGAGAAGGCTCACTGATTTTAACCGCATTAAGCCCTGCCAGCTGGTACATGGAAGGTATGTATCTGGATTTGGATAGAGTACAAAAAAACGCGCGTGCGGAGACAGCAGGTGGAAATGATTTAGATATGATTGTGGCAGAACGCGGAATACAGCGGAAAGGGGCTATCCATGCTGTAAAAAAGGGGATTTTTAATATAATGATTCCAATTGGTTCCCGCTTTTCTGCTCTGGCCGGAAATGAATATATTACATATATTGCCGAGGAATACATTGGGGCCGTAGAAGAGGGATATTCATATTGTATGCGTTGTGAGTTGGCGGGAGAGATTGGAAACAGCTATTCTGGCCAGCTCATTGCTGTGGATTATGTAATTGGGCTTACCAGTGCCAGTCTGACAGATGTTATTGTATACGGGACCGAAGAAGAGAAGGATGATTTTCTGCGCGATAGATATTTTGCAACGTTTGAAGTGGCAGCATTTGGAGGTAATATCGCAGCCTATCGGAATGCTGTTCTTGAAATTGAAGGTGTGGGTGCAGTCCAGGTTTATCCGGCCTGGAAAGGCGGGGGAACAGTGCTATGTAGTATATTAAATGAAAATCTGGAGCCAGCAACAACAGAGCTGGTCAAAAAAGTGCAGGATATTATCTGTCCCTCAGAAGAGGGTGAAATGGAACCGTCAGCAAATGGATATGGGATGGCCCCCATAGGGGCTGTAGCAACAATCTGTACAGGCCAGGCATTAACATTAAACGTATCTCTTAGGGTGACATTTGCATCCAATATTGTGGATGGTGTCGCCACATACAAGAACCAAATAGAAAGCAAGATTGATGGATATTTGAGCTCTGTTCGGTCCGAGTGGGGTAAAGCAATCAAGGGACAGAAAATCCAATATTTAGTAACAGTATATGTTTCCCGTATTATATATGAGATTCTTACAATTAGTGAAATTGTTAATGTAACTGATGTTTTAATAAACGGAGCAGAGCAGGATGTGTCCTGTATCGAAACCAAGGACCTTCAGCAGGTTCCGGTGATGGGAACGGTGACGATCAATGGAAGTTGATTTAAAAAATTTATTACCTGAATGGTTTAAGAGTGTATTAGACTTTCATGAGCTTATGGATACAGAATCAATCGAGCTTGAAAAGCTTGAAAATGATCTACGATTGGTATGGAATAATCTTCACATTCAGACAGCAGATGAAGATACAATTTCTGTTTTTGAGAAACGCTTCGGAATTGTGTATCATTATGGAGAAACCTTGGATTACCGTAGGGCCAGAGTCATGCAAAAGTATAACACAATTGTACCATTCACAATCGGTTTTTTAAAAAGCCGATTGGCTGAGTTATATAGTGATTCTGGATATACACTATCAGTCAATCCGAGTACATGTACAATAACTATTTCTGTTACATCTGACAGATATGGAGCCATTGACTTACTATATGATTTGATTTGGGACATCCTGCCGGCCCATATAAAAATTATTTCCAATCAGCAGGTCACTAATTACATGGCAGGAGATATTTATGCATCCTCATTTTTATGTACAGCAAAGATACAGACAATTTAAGGAGGAACCATGGGACAGTATAAAAAATCTACGCTAACCGCAGCTGGAGAAAGATTGGTGGCGCAGGCCATTGGTGGAGAGATAAAGTTAAACATTACAAAGGTAAAGACATCTAATCATCAATATCCGGACGGAACTAATTTTAAATCCTTAGTAGATATGGACGGAATTGTACAAACAATGGTCGGGCCCAAAACTGCGGTTTACAATGATACATTAATACAAACAAGGGCATTATTTAGTAACGAAGAAGTGAAAGAGACATATTATATACATAATATTGGTCTATATGCCATGGATGGAAGTGAAGAGGTCTTATTTAGCATATCCTCTGCCACGACACCGGATGAAATGCCAAAATATGATGGTGTGGCACCAACAACCTGTATTTATAATATCCAAAACACGATATCGGAAACAAGCTCCGTATCATTGACTATTAATCCGGCAGGATATGCGTCAATTGCGGATATAATGGAATTGGATGAAAAAAAGGTTGATAAAACAGGTGATATTTCCGAAACAACAATAAACACATTAGATGAACCGGCCACGGATGTTCAGTTTCCGGTTCCGGTAGCCGGCGAAAGTACAAAGACATTTCTGGGTAAGGTTAAGAAATTCTTTGAGGACACAAAGAATTGGATGACCGGCGTCTGCTTGATTGGACAGATAGTGAATAACTGTGTGACCAACAATGCTAAATTGCCGCTGTCGGCTGCTCAGGGCAAGGTATTGATGGACCTTTATACTGTGCTCAATACCAATTTAATTAACCCATTGGTTATAAAAACATTTACATATTCACAATCCATAACTCTTGCGCCTAATGGTGGACAGGAGATACGTATCCCGATTACTGTACCGGATGGCTATATGTTTCTATGCGTTACCAATGTAAAAAGCAATGGGAACGTTGCATACGCATGTTACATAGCGTCATCTTCAAACGTCCTGACTTGTTTCGTGGGCAATGACCGAAATGAGCAGAAAATAATCCCGCAGGGTATTTCCGCAGATGCGCTGTTCGTGAAAAAATGGTGGTGAATATAGTGGATTAAAAATCAATATGATATTCGAGCTCTACTCGCTGGGATGTTACATTCGTACCATCAAGATTCATTAGCTGGATGCTCCTGTCGCTATTGCCAATCCGAATACGCACCCATTTTTGGTTCGTAATATCGTAAGTATATTCGTATACAATTTGATAAGGATTCGCGCTCTCAGGAAGATATCCAACAATATTTCCGTTCGGGATAGCAGATGGATAGCATGTAAAATGCGCAGAGTACCGAAACTGTCCGTTGCTCATTTTGCTTACATTGTGGTAACCATCTGTGACCTGTCCAGTACTTACACCAGTCACATCTGCAATCGTATAAAATTCGCTTTGAGATTTTTGCGTTATCTTGGTATAACACACACTAAATACGAAAATTCAAGGCCCGAAAGGGTCTTTTTATATACATAAAAATACATAAATCAAAGAAAGAAGGTATTATCCATGGAAAAAATTAGAATTGGAAAGGAAAAACGACGGTATGAAATCAGCAGTATCCGGCCAGAATCGGCCAACGTCCTGGAAATCGTCTTTACCGACGCAATCCCGGCCATATGGGGAGATATTACAATCTATACTGATGATGGCACAGAGGCCACCACCCTGTACGGCTATGAGACGATGTGGAAGCAAGAAGGAAGTAGGGTATGGCTATCCAACGACGGAAGCGTATACACACCTCCGGCCCCTCCGGAGCCAGCGGAACCGCCAGAACCATATGTGCCGACACTGGCAGAGGTTCAGGACAACAAAAAGGCCGAGGTAAATGCGGCCTGTGAGGCCATGATTGTATCAGGGGTTAATGTAACATTGGCGGATGGAACAGTGGAGCATTTTGATCTAAAGGAGCGCGACCAGCTCAACCTATTCGGTAAGCAGATACAGGTCAACGCAGGATTGGAGAGCATCGAATACCATACCGACACCACCCCTACAACCAACTGTAAGTACTACAGCAACGCAGACATGCAGTCCATCATCCAAGCGGCCATGTGGCACGTCAGCTACCATCAGACGTACTGCATCAGTCTCAAGGTATGGATTGATGCCTGCGAGGCCAAGGAAGAGGTGGAGGAGATTTTCTATGGTGCGGATATTCCAGAGCGATATCAGTCAGAGGTGCTCAAGTCATATCTTGTCCGGATAGCAGCCGAGATGGTGGTGGATAATGGTACGCCGACGAGTTAATAAGTACGCCACACTGTGGAGCATGGGAGGACTGCTGTACATAGCCTTAGAGTTACTGTGGCGCGGGTATAGTCATTGGACAATGTTTATACTGGGCGGCCTGTGTTTTATCGGTCTGGGCCTGATTAACGAGGTACTCCCCTGGGATATGCCACTATGGCAGCAGATACTTCTGGGGGCTGCCCTGATTACATTGTTGGAGTTTCTGACCGGTTGTGTGGTCAACCTGTGGTTGGGCTGGGGCATATGGGATTACAGTAATATGCAGGGTAATATTCTGGGACAGATATGCCCGCAGTATTTTGTGCTATGGATACCAGTAAGTTTGGTCGGAATTGCACTGGATGATTGTCTTAGATACAAAAAATGGGGGGAAGAACGACCACATTACAATATAGGATTTACGCGAAAATCACTGCGAATAGTGTGGCTACCAATATAAAATAGAGGTGAGGTAATGAAAATGAAATTTTTAGACAAATGTAATACTGTTTATGGAGCAGCTGTAACAATTCTTGTAACTATCCTGGGGCCGTACTGGTACATATTTGCGGGGTACCTGCTCTGCAATGTTCTGGACTGGCTGACCGGCTGGTATAAGGCCAGGAAGCTGGGACGGGAATCAAGTAAGACGGGGCTTAAAGGGATACTGAAAAAGCTGGGCTACTGGGTGATTATCCTGGTGGCTTTTTTGATGCCGAAATTATTCATCAGTCTGGGGCATGACGTCCTGAAAATCAATCTGGATTTTCTGCTTTTGCTGGGGTGGTTCACGCTGGCCTGCCTGCTGGTGAACGAAATTCGCAGTATTCTGGAGAATCTGGTGGAATGCGGTTACGATGTGCCGGCCTTTTTAATCAAAGGACTGGCAGTAACGGAGAAACTGATAAATACAGAAACAGAAAACGTCAAATAGAAGGGAGATAAGACCATGGCAAAATTAACGGGAAAACATGCGGCAAAGATTCCGGGGAATGGAGGATATCTGGCAGAGGGACCGGACCTGCAGGAAAAACAGCCTACTCCATACCTGTATGATGGACCGACAGACACACCGCATCCTGGCAAGCACCAGAGCGGTGTGGGCGGCCCTGGAGACCGCAATAACAACGGTATAGATGACAAAGAGGAGTAGGTTGCGATATCGCAACAAAATATATGTGGTCCTGGGATGTCCCAGGACCTTTTGAATGGAGGTATAATATGACCGCATTAACAAGGAGACAGGCTGTAATTGACAAATATGCTGAGATTATAGGCCGTAACATATATAGCCAGTCCCTGAGGGATTACTGCTATAAACCATATAAGGATGGAAATTATTACAGCGATTGTAGCAGCTCAATCTGCTATGCCTACAAAGAGGCAGGACAGGGCTTTGGAATTACCAATACTGCAGGGATGTACACCGCAGCCGAATTGACCACTGTAGATGCAGACATATTACAGGGAATCCCGGATACATCCAGGCTGCGTCCAGGGGATATGCTATTATTTGCAGGCACGGATGCAAGCCGGCCGAAACGGATTGGCCATGTTGAGATGTACTGTGGTAATGGTATTATCTGTGGCCACGGTTCCGGCAGGCCATCGTATAAGGACTTGGCCGCCTACTGCAGGAGCCGGTACAATTCCTGGGCCTCAGGTGGGTGGCGCAAGGGCCTGGTATGTGTGCGCAGATACATACAGGATGATATAGCGCAGGAGCCGGAGCAGCCAAAGAAATCCGGCTGGGAGCAGAGGCCCGATGGGGCCTGGAGCTTTTACCTGGGCAACACCGGGAATCCAGTTAAGAATAGCTGGTACCTGGATGAGGACGGGAAGTGGTATTGGTTCGACGGTGCCGGCACTATGGTATCCAACACATGGTATCGGTATAAAGGTGACTGGTATTATCTAGGGGCGGATGGAGCTATGGTCAGGGGCCTGCAGGCCAGCGGGGGGAAGTGGTATTTCCTGGACCAGGACGGCAAACTGGCCATGGAACCGGTAACACTTATGCCAGACCAGGATGGAGCACTACAATGGCCAGGTTTGGCTGACTAACTATTTGTCAAGACCAAAAGACATCGCTTTCTCATTTTGTTGTGAGGGCGATGTCTTTTACCAAATTTGTATTTCTCCCTGGTATTGCCCGGCTAGGGGCGGGGCGCGTCTGGGACGTTACAGCTTCGCTTTGTTTCGTGTTTTCCTTCGCTCTGCAACTTCCTTGGGCGGCAGTGCCGCCTGTTGCATTTATATCATATCAACGACTGTAAATATTTCAGAAACATTTTGTGTAATGGTAAAGCCTGCTTCAACGTTCTGGATTCCCAGGGCCGCCGCGATTTTGTTTTTGACTTCATTTCTGTTGGCTTCCATCTTTTCCTTGTACGCCACCCATTCTTCCTCACACTCATAACAATAGCGATCATTTAATATGCTTGATTCTATCCATTCGTTCATAGCATCTGAATTCAACCGAATTACAGTAGTATGAATCAGAAGGCCGCAATCCTTAAACTGTCCCTGCGCTATTACTTCGACTTTAAATTTTCCTTCTAACATGTGTATTCCTTTCTCCCCTGGAAACCGCCAGGGGACAGACATTCTATTTAAGTTTATGAATTGCGCCTATGAAAGCATGTTTTAAGTTCGCAATTCTTTCAAATTCTTTATCTGTCATGGATATACCGGAATATAACCATACAGTTTTTATACTACCATCATCGTTCAAATCATAGTGACAATATAGCATGTGGTCGGCTTGCTTCGCAGCCTGCGCCTTGCAGGCCACTTCATACCACATAGTCCGTAATTGCAGAATCTCCTTCAAGGTATCGTAACCATGAAAATTACCATCTACAAATGTGGGTATAAGTCTCATGTCCATCCTTTCTGCCCTCGTAACCTCCGGGGCGGGTATAATAATCGCGCTAAGATGTTAACGTAACCATGGTATCTACCTTTCCGGGACATCTGTAGGATTTAATATCTGGGTAGTCAAGATATTTGCTGTAACCAAGATTATATAGCTTCGTTTCTACCAATTCCACCTCTTTGTTTGAATCAACTTCTACAATATCAATTATGGACCCATGTATGATTTTCATATTCTTCTCAGCTCTCTCCCTTGGAAACCGCCAGGGGCCGGATGTGTCTTATTTTACGTTTTCGATAACGTATTTAGCACTGGTTAATGACTCGAATTGCTTTAAAAGATTATTCATCCCGTCGTGGTATTCCTCTATTGTCATCTTGCCTGAGTGAATCATATTCCGACAAATGGAATCTGTATTATCAATTTTTTTGTTTATAATAGATACTGCATAGGCTATCTGCTTTTCTGTTCCCTCTAAATTTAATTCACACTTAAATACTACTAATGGCCTCATTGAACTTCTCACTGTTATAGTGGTTTTCATATCGTTACCTCCTGTTTTTCTGTTTGCTGTTCTCTTAACTTCTGACTATATTATAACCTATTATTAGGGTATTGTCAAGATGATTTTAACCTAATTTTAGAATATTTTTTATTGACATATTTCGCTTATATGATAAGATACATTATAGGAGGTGATGATATGGTGAGATATAAGATAGATGTATTCGAAGAAATGAAAAAGCATGGTTTTAATCAGACAAAAATACAGCGGGAAAACCTGTTGCCTAAGCAAACCATGAGTAATATAAAGGCTGGGAAATCAATTACGCTCGAAACACTGAATAAAATATGTCTTATGTGTAGAAAGCAACCAGGGGATATTATAGAGGTTATTCCGACTGATGAGGAAAAAATAAAATATTATTAAAACTATTGACAATATCCTAATAATAGGGTATAATAAATATAGTTAAGGAAGAAACAAAACCTTAACGAATGGCCGGGGCAAGCCGGGGAGAGGAGGAACACATGAACGTGAACATGTCGGAAACAGCAAGATTAATATTAGGGCTGAGAAATGCCGGGTGGGATGAAAAGGACATAAACGATTTTATTCTTTACATCGAGACTGGCGAGGAACAATACAAACCACAGCAAAAAAATAAGCCTACGGAATAGGCTTAAGGGAATGAACCAAGGGAGGGCGGGCTTGCCACCGCTCCCCCGATTCAAAATTAATTATAGCAAAACATAAGGAGGATATCAATATGAAAACTTTTAAAGGATACATAAATTATGGATGTTTAGCCGCTGAGAAACGCCCCGTGTTTACCGAAGGGAATCCACAGCCAACGGCAACGGTGAGTGAACCAGTGGAATATACCGTGCCGGAAGGATGGGGGTGTGATGAAACAGAAATGGGCATTGTATTGACAGCTCCATGGGGGTGGACTTATACTCCCAACGAATTGCTGGAGGGAAAAGAAAATCCGCAGCTTCATGTAATCAGTAAAGATGGGGATGAAATGCGAATTAAATTGGAGTGGAAACACATATAAGAAATGAGGCGGGAACCGGGATATGAAAGGGCCCGCCTCATTTGGTAGGCAGTGACTACGATTTGACTACCCCACACAAGTTTTGATAAATGCAAGTATATGTCAGTACGTGGTAATATATGTTTGTGTTTCTTGATAATCCTTTAAAACAAAGGCTGTTTTGTGGCACTAGATGCAAAGATATGTTAGCACGTGTTTGCATACTGACAAACGGTGCATACGGAAAGTATTGTCCTGTTGCAAAAGAGTGTTAAATGATGATTAGGTGAGATTGGATAGTTGCCGTGTGGTGAGGCGTGAAGGCTTTTGGCTTTCGCGCCTTTTCCTTATTGATGAAACGAGGTGATGTGTTTTGAAAAATATATATTATATGCCTGTGAAAAAAGAGAATATGGAACCGCTGCGTGTGGCGGCATATTGCCGCGTCAGCACTAAGAAAGAGACGCAGTTAGCCAGTTTGGCTCATCAAATTGTGGCATATACAGAACAGATATCAGATCATCTGTTTTGCCAACTTTTCCTTACTGTTTTCTCAAATGCCCATTTTATAAGGCTTTCTACGCTTTCCTCAATTCTGCTCTTCCATTTTACCCAATTTCCCTTTGGGTAGAAACTTTTCATTCCCGTTGAAAGCAAATTTCTCTTATTTTGCTATGTTGGGTACTCTTTTATGCACACTGGGTAGAGTTTTTATTTTTCTGAACTTTCTGTTTTTCACTCACGCTACCAAACTTTGCTATTTCTTCTTCAAATTTTGTTTCTGTCACATGAGTATATATGTCAATCGTTGTACTGTAATGCTGATGTCCCATTAGCATTTGCACTACTTTAGCGTCCATTCCTTTTTCAAAGCACCTGCTACAAAATGTATGTCGGATTGCATGAGGATAAAGGTCTTTAAATTCTATCGGCTCTCTGTTTTCCTTTACCGCTTCTATTGCTTCTTGAAAATTGATTGCTTTTACTACTTTCTTAATTTCTTTTTCTGCTACATTCCGAATAACTGGACTTCCTAAAGAAGTGGTAAACACCAAGTTATCAAATTCTCCACTTGAACGCCAACGATTTCCATAGGCTTTTTTCTGCCTGTTCTGTTTTTCTTTTTGAGATAACAGAGTTTCTTCTGTTTCTGCCATAAACGGAATACTTCTGTATGAATTATGTGTTTTAGGCTTTGTTAGTCGCATAGTCTTTACTCCATTTTCATATTGGCAGGATAAAGACCTTTGAATGTTAATACATTTCTTATTCCAGTCTATATCTTCCCATTTCAGACCACCAACTTCTCCAATTCGCATACCTGTTAGAAACATAATGTAAAACATCTCTTTATACCAGTTATGCTCTACTTCCTGCAAAAACCTTGTTTGCTCTGCCATTGATAAGAAACGTCTTTCTGCTGTTTTATTTTCCCAAGGTACATTGATTTCAAAACATGGATTGATGTCTATAATACGATTATTCTTTGCAGACTCCAAACACTCCCGAACTCTGCCTAAAGCATCTCGCATACTGGAAGACGCTCTCCCCTGTTTATTCATATCGTTAATGACACGCTGAATATCCAAGTTCCGTATATCTGTCACTTTCATATCTCCTATTGCTTTTCCAAATGTATTATAATATTTGCTACGCATAGGGAACACGCTTGTTTCCTTGATGTTAGGAATTTTATAATTTGTAAACCATTCCTCAAACCATTCGTTCAGCGTTACTTTCTGACGTTTTATATCAATGTTGTTTCTTGCTTCTTCCTTTGCCTTTTCAAACAATACTTTTAATTTCTTCAAATCAACGTCATACAAGTTAATGTCTATTCCGTTTATCTTTGCTCTTGCTTCGTATCTACCGTCCTTTCTTTGACGTAAACCTGTTCCTAATTCTTTTCCTTTTAAATCTTTACCCATAATCTCTACCCTTTCTATCAATCAAATATCTTGATAAATAAAAAGGGAACTTCTGTGATTTTAACCATATACTACTATAAGTTCGCCTCCTTTTCAATCAGAACTTCAATAACTTTTTGTCTGTTGCTCTAACCATGTATCTAATAATCGTCTGTTCGCATACCACCGATACCCAATCTTCATGGAAAACGGACAGTTTCTACTTTTCAAGAGTTCTCTTGTCTTTGTTTCTCCAAGTCCAAGATACTCACTTACTTCCTTTAAATTTAATAATGCTTTTTCTATACGATTATCCCCTTTCCTCTAATCTTCTTGCTTTTATGTAATCATCATACAACTGTTTCTGTGTGATATTCATTTCTCCATTTGCTACGAGATTACCAATATAATCTCTCTGCTCTATCTTTCCAACCTCTGCAAACAGTTTCAAAGACGGAGCAACATACTTTTCCAACCACTCCCACACCTTTTGTAAACTCTTCTTCTGTGGTTGCATAGTAAGTTTGACCGTGCCTATGTCTTTCATCAGTTCTGCCCACGCTTGATAGGTTGGATAAAGTCTTTTTCGTGTTGTCATGCTATCTGTCGGCTTTTCTAAAAATCGTATTTTGCTGTTCAATACTTCCATTGCCAATCCTGCCACATCTCTATATCTCAATAATTCCTGTACTACACTTACTGCCATTTCCTGCCGAAATCTCAATTCATATCTGTTCCAATTTTCGTCTAATTCTGTTCCATACTTTTTATTCTGTTCATATCCCTTTTCATAAAATACCAATCTCAAATTACTGGCTGAACTGCCGAGATAAAGACTTCCACCTTTACTCTGAAACACTTCCTCTTTCAGTTCTCCCGAGTCGTGAAAATCTATCTCCCGTAACTTTGAAGAAAGCAATCCCTCTTTTGTCCGTACAATCAAATCGGGAATACTCAAATACGGTTTTCTGTCGTCAATCGCCAAATCAATCCGAGGAAAATTGATGTGATACTGACAAACTCTGTTTAAGAAATCAAACCATGTTTCCTCATTGAGTTGTAAAAAATTCTCATAGTTGCGACAGCCTTTCCCACTCATCAAAATCTGAAAGCCTTGATACTGTGAATGTCCTGTCGGCTTTAGCACCTTGATATTATCGAATATTGCCACAACCTCATGCCCTGCAATCCCTTTTTCATAGCCTGTTACCGTCATAAGTTCCAAAGGTATTCTCAGCACATCTTCTATAACTGCTTCTAACGGAACTTCCTTAATGGTTATCTGACACCAGTCTATCAAGGCACTTAATGCTTCTTTCTGCCGTATTACTCCCCTGTTAGTGTAGGGGAGTTCTGGAAGAAAACTTCCGCTTCTTTCTTCCAAATTTATCAAACCTCCAATCTGCAACGGCGTTGCCATTGCCCTGCCCTCAACCTGACGTTTGGTACGTCAGAACGAGGACAGGAACTTTGACTGCCTACATATTTTTGTTTGGAACTGGGCGGATACCCTTACAGGTAATCTTCTCCACTAATACAGGGAAGTTTCCTCTCTGCACATAAGGGGCATATACTGGTTCTTCCAGTTCCACCACAGCATAAGGCTCAATCTTCGGAAGTTCCGTTGCTTCCAAGCGAATATCCACGCTGTTCCCAAGTTTCATGCTTCCAAGATGAAGTTTTAAGGCTTCCACTTCCTCTGTTTTCTTCTTACTGTCTTTATCATAGCGGTAACAGTTATCCGCACCCATAAAACGAAGTTCTCCAAATGCTTCTTTTACCTGTTCTTTTGTCAATGTAATCTGCATACACGTTCCTTTCTCCCCGTTGAACCGATAGGTCAGTTTCTCATATTTTCATTTTCCTATTACGACGTCGTTTTTAGTTCAGTTATTTCTGAACTTAATTGTATATTAGCACAGACATATTCGTTTTGCAATATAAAGTTTAGTTTTTTATAAACTTTTTGTTTTCTTTTTTCTGAACTTGTGGTATAGTGTCCTTAGACGATAAGATATGA